AGTTCTTTTGCTAATCCCATTGCAATTTCTCCTGTTGTAGTGGGGTTATGCTGTTGCTTCTGTTACTGCTCCGTTTACCTGAACAGCAAAGCTAGCTTCAACCATGCCATCAAAAGATGCAGTGATTGACTTGCTAGTTACTAATCCAGTAGCAGTGTAATACTTCTCGCCAGTGCCTGTGCCAGTAGGATAGATTTCAACATCGAGAGAGCTACGCGCATCAATAACTAGCTGCTGTGCATCGCTGTCATCCCAGTAGCACTCAAGAGAAATAGTGCTTGTCTCTAGACCTGACTTGTAAGTGCGGGCAACATCGCCCATAGAGCTATCTTCGATTGTATCAGCAGAGCTTTCGATTGTGTAAGAGCGAACTTCACCAATAACGGCAACAGAAGTTCCTGCAACCTGTAGTTTAACAACGCCGCTAGAGCCTGTATTTGTAGCCATTTTAAATCACCTTTAGTTAAGTTGTGCCGCGAGTGTATTCATATACAACGCGAACAGTTAGAATCACACCGCCGACCGGCTCAATAGAACCCTCGTCGACTTCAATGTTTATTAGCTGGGTATCCAGCGCGTAACCGCCTCTAGTGCGGTCTAGTTCTAAGCCTTCTTCGATGGCTTCGATTATGTTGTTTCTTGCTTGGTCAATTATACCTGACTTAACAAAGCAGACCATCTCGTAATTAATGCTTGCCATACGGCTACCCATAGAGCCGCCAATAGAGCTATCTTCTCTATCCTCTCCAGCAGTCCTAACCAGTACGGCTGGAAACTGCGCGTTAGATAGCTTCTGGAAATCAAAAGGCTCCCTAGTTGCCATCTTAATGCGGGTCGGCTGGATAACGCTATCTCTTAGCGTATCGACTATATTGTTTGCAATGCTTTCTCTAACGCTCATTTCATCGCCCTTTCAAATACCCTAGCAAGTCGCCCTTCTTCTTCTCGGCTAAAGCCTAAGAAAGGTCTAATCTTATCATTGTGTGCTGCTTTCGCTGACTCAGTTGAGCCTCTAAAAAATATCTCTGCTTGCCTGCTATTGGCCTTGCTGGTCATAGCTGCAAGCATCTTGCCAGTAACAGTAAGATTAGGGGTTAGCGTTCTGCCCTGCTCTGCTCTAGCTTCTGCGTAGCTTTTACTATAGGGCTTAAACGCGCCCTTGTATCCAATACCTTGCGCAGTTCTATCTTGAACCACGTTGATTCCAACCTGTGCAACTCGGAACAAGGCTGACTTTACTTTTGCCAACTCCTCTTGCTGAAGCTCTTTCGACAGCTTCCCTAGGTTCTTTGGCTGGGTTTGTAATACTACTTGCATTAGCGAACTAACCTGCCTGAGTTGATAGGCTCTTTCTCTTTATCCGTTACAGTGCCATCACCATCAGCGTCATAGTCAACGCCATCGCGGAACACTGCTTCTATTTCCTCGCCGTAGCGAGACTTGTAGAAATCAATCATGCCAAGGAATCGGTCATTATCTACCCAGTTGGTCAGCTTAGGCAGAGCGTACTTCCAGAGTACAAGGTAAACACTGCATCGAGTCCACTGGCTGTCTGTTAGCTTGCTAGGTACTAGCTCACCACTATAGCCGCGCTTGTCCCACCAATCGGCGCGTATCTTGCGCTCTATGTCGGCCTGCGCTCTTGCGTGTTCTTCGCTAAAGGAATCAATGCCAAGATTAAGAATATCTGGAACCATCTCCATCAGGTCTGCGTCTGTACTAAATGCCATTACCACTTCACCTTATCTGCCCAGTATGCCGCCGATGCGGTTTTGTCTTTGCGACCTTTCTCAATGTCTTTAGCGAATCGCGCTTTAAATGACCTGCGCTTTGCCTTATCAGCTTCGCTCTCGTTCTTTCTTGGTGGCTTATTATCTGCGCCCTGCTGCCCGAACCTAATCAGCTTAACCTTGTCGCCTTCTTTTGCGAGTACGGCATGGCTCTTGGTTGGGTGCTTACTGGTGCGCTTGGGTTTATTGTACCCTTCAAAGCGTTCGCCTCGGTATGTAATAGCCATCATATCTCCTAAATAAAACCCCACCCCCGATAAAGGGGGCAGGGATTATCAACACTCTTAAAGAGCAGCGTCAGCAGTGATTTTAACACCAAAGCTATCATCAAGCTCTGCAACACCATAAGCGGCAGTTGCGTTCAGCTCGAAGGCTCGTAGAGATGCGTCACGCTGCGATTCAATACCGAAGTCGCGCTTCATAGCGATAGCGAGAGCTTCAGGGGCGAATACAGCGGCAACAGCGTCATCATTGCCGTCAACAGCAACGTTAGCTGACTCATAAATGTCGATGCCAGCGATAGTGCCAACATAGCCGTTAATCATAGCAGCGTTCTGTGCGTCACCACCGTTCGGGTTAACGAAGGTGTTAGTCAGACCAGCTTTGATTTGGTAGGCTTGGAATGGGTGCAGTACAGCAGCCAAGTTACCAGTTACCTTGTTAGCTCGCAGAGTAGCCTGTGCCTTAAACAGATCAGCAACAGTAATTTCTGCGCCAGCAGCACCCAGACCAGAACTAAAGCCAGAGAACAGAGCCAAAAGGTCTTTGTCCATCTTAGTAGCGATAGCGTTACCAAGTACAGTGCCAAGCTCAACAGCAGGGTTGCCCGCGCCGAATGCAGCCATGTCAGTCAGAACAACCTGTGCGCCCACTTCGCCAACAGTTACAGAAACTGAGCTAGTAGATACAGTGGTTGAACTCATGTCTGTGCCTTCGGTCAGGTCAGCAGCAGCAATTGCAGGGTACTTAGGAATCTGGACAGTCTTGCCAGCTTCGTTAGCGATGTTGTACTGAGTGACCAAGCCCATCATTAGGGATTGCTCTTCAGCAGTGAAACGTGCCTGCGCGATAATATTCGCAAACAGGTCGTCAAGTGTGGAGCTAGTAGTAGCAGCCATTTGTAATACCTCAATAGGTTAGATTAAAAAATTATTTTTTAGCCTTCATCAGAGCGCGGTAAGCCTCGCGGCCACCTTCGTTCCAGTTATCGACCATATCATTAACCGTTGATTGAGGCTTCAACGTAGAGCCACCAGCGTTGCCTTGCGAACCTGTCCCGCCTTTACTGGCTCGAACAAAGTGTGGGTTAGCTGTAAGAAATTCGCCTACCATCTCATTGACGGAAAGCAAGTCACCGCTGTCATTGTAACGCGGTGTGCCGTTGTTGTCTAACACCTCTACAGTTCCATCTTCACCCAGTCGGGTTTGCGCTTTAAGCAGCGATGAAACTTGCTCTGGGCTAACTGCATTGTTGTTGCTTGCTGCTCCCAGAATAGCCCCATCAACTAGGGTCTGCTGTAGCTTAGTCTTATAGGCGTTAATCTCGCTGTCTTTCTTCTCGACAGTCTGCTTGAGTATTGTTTCGAACTCGCCGCGCTCTTTCATCTTGTCCTGCTCTACCTGTTCTTTCTGGGTCAGCAGTTGGCGGGCTTCATCTAGGTCAATCCCAGATAGTTTCTTATCGAACTTGCGCTGCTCTCTTGCTACTCGGTCAGCCACAATCTTGTCGATTTCTTCTTGCGTAAATGTTTTCTCTGCTGGGGTTTCTACAACTGTTTCTTCTGTTTGGTTATCCACGATTTCTTCGCTCATGTAACGATGCCTCAAATTGAGTTTGGTGAACCACGATTTTAGCATATAAACATTTCTGCACAAATATCATCTAAAGTGTTGACATTAATGTAAACAACAGGCAAGATGCTCCTACATTCAAAAAACAAAGGGTTACAACAATGCTTACTTTAACTAAATACTTCATCTCGCATTACACTATGACTCACTATGACGAGACTGATACTGCTGTTTTCAACTGGAAACAAGACCGCGAAGCCTATGACACTAAAGAAGAAGCTCTCCAGTGGATGCACCGCGAAGAAAGAAGCTGGACAGACTACATCAAGTCAGAGCTTGCCAAAGCGGATAATGCGGATTGCATTCGTCACCTTAACAAACTTCTTAAAAATTCAGGTTACAGAGTAGTTGCCAAGACCTATAACTACACGCACGTTTCAGAGTATATGTATTCAGATGTGAAGGCTTACGAAATCGTCAAGGTTATCAGCGACAAGACTATTGAGATTCGCCCGATGGTAGCTCAGCACGACATCAGCCACCTCAAGCAAGTATCTGGCGGCTTCTCTGGTCACGTTGTAGAGCAGGGCAATCAGAAGGTAACTTACGAAAGCGACGAAACTGCCCCTACCTTTCGCATTCGCAAAAAGAAAAACGGCGACGATTGGACGTACAAGGGTGCTAGATTCGGGCTGCAAGAAAAGCCATACGCATTTTACGACTTTAACTTTTAATTTAACCGCCCCCGAAAGGGGGCAACCCTCGGAGGGGATTATGAATACTTTAAAACCAGCACCGCAGACGCTAGACGAAGCCAGAGGCTTGATTATATTTGAGGGCGATTATGTAACGCTGACAGGCGAACCAGAATGGCTCGAAGTTGTAGAGATTGTTATTGTGGACGGCAACCGCGCCAACAATATGTTAAAGCTCTCAGATGGCTATGTAGTGCCAGCACCAGTTGAGCGTTATGTTGACGAAGTGATTTCTAAGAAAGAGTTTATAGCCCTATCCTAATTGCAGCAGTGTAACCCTTTAGCCCAGCTTATTTAGTGGGCTTTTTTTTCTTCTTCTTTTTACCGTATGCCATGTTATTCCTCGTCGAATACTGGTCGCCAGTGGTGTCGGCAGTTGTAACCGCCGCGTACAATCAGTGGGTCGCCAGATGATTTGCCTTTCCAGCTACCCGCCCAAGTGTCTGCAATTTCTTCTTCAGTAAATACCTGCCCAGCGTGTTTGCGGCAGAATGGTCTACTGTCCCTGATAACATCTCCATAATACTTCCACTTGGTCGCACCGCTTTGGATACCGATAGCAGTGTTGATAGATGCGTCGAACTGCATCAGGCTGTCTTGTGCCATTTGTGTAGCGTAACGTCTTAGGTTGTTACCTGCCCTGTCTCTGGCGAACTTGGTGCGTAATAGCTCTGCCGCATCTTTAGACTGTGCCGCTGTGCCGTTATTAACCAAGTCAACAAGCCGCTGGGCTTCTACATCGTCGCTCTGGATATACACGCCGTTAATTGTCTGGCGTAGATTCTTAACTGTGTCGTTAAAGCTACGGCCTGTCAGGGTTGACTGGTAGACCTCTGTGGCTAGGGTGTCCAGATACTCGTTGGCAACAGCCTCAAAGCCTTGGAAAGATAACCGCTGCAACTGGTTAATGGTTGCAGAATCAATCTTAGTAAAGTCGCCATAGGTTGACAGCATATCTTGTGCATCGGCTGCGACAGAGCCGTACCCTCTAACAATGTCATCAACCTGCGAAAGATAAGCATCGTCCATTGCTTCTTTAAGGGCTGGCCTTGCATTGATAGCCCACTCAGTATCAAAGAGCTTGCCACCCTGTAGCGGAGCGTCAGCCATAACATCAACTACGCGCTCCTCTAAGGTCACTAGGGCATCGGCTAGGCGTTGCTGATGGGTATCAGCCAGCTTATCCAATATCTCGTCATACTGGTTATCTGTAGGCATTATTCAGCCTCGTCGTTGAACTGCCCTATAACTTGTGTGCCTTGGTCTATCTCAAGGTGCGACTTTGCCAGCTTCTCATCGTCCAACACTAGGTCGGCAATCTGCTTATCTATTTCTTGCGATAGGGTTACAGACTTCACGCCAGTAGCTCGCATCTGCTGCAAGAAGATTAGCTCTTTGTCCATATCGCGAATGTCAAAGCTATCAGGGTAAAAGATTTCAACGTCAGGGGTTATCTCTTGGTAATCACACCAAAGGTTCCAGATCTGCTCCTCAGCAAGCTCCAAGATGTCAGCCTTCTCAGCCAGCTTTGCGTTCAGCATTTGGAACTCTGTCTGCATTGCTACACCAGACTGCGTGATAGCCTCTGTGCCGCGTACTGCGCCCATGTGTGACATACGATTGATATATTCAATCTTGTCGTTAATAGACGCTCTAACGCTGTCCAGATTAGAACCGCTAGGCTGTAACATATACGGCTTCATCTGCGCGTCCATATCATCAGGCATATTGATAACCGAACCAGCACCAGCACTTGCATCAGTCTCGTATGACTTAACAAGGGTAGGGTGGTTACTGATACGGATAAGCTGCTCTACTTCTGAAAGCTCTTGATAGATAGCCCGCTGCATATAGGCAACGTCTGCAAGGTCGCTAATACCAATGCCGCGCACTACTGAGCGTTGCGCAGGTAGGAACACCGCAGGGATTCTGCCCAGCACGTTTTCTTCTGTGCTTATGTGCGTATCTTGCTCGTTGATGCTCTTATAAAGCTCTACCTTATCCTTGTGCCAGCAACGGTAATAAACAACCTTCTCGGTGTCGCTAATCTCTTCGATAGACTCGCGCACTTTCAAATAGCAAAGCTCGTAGCGGCCTGATGGCATTCTCTCATATTCCCAGTCAAATACATTCTCTGGGGTGAACATGGTTACATAAGGTCTAATATCTTGCCCTAGCTCCTCAGCCTTAGTGCGGGCATTAGAAGCTGGCTTGTCTACCAATATCCAGACGTTGCCGTAAACACTAGCCCAGATGTTAGCCTCTCGCATAAACGCATTGAAGCTGCGACCATCTAGGTCGGCATCTTTCATAAAAGGCTCAATCGCATAGTTACCAGCAGCAGAGTTAAAGCTGCGAACTGGTGGCTGTCGCCATAGGAAACTGCTGTAGATGTGGACAATGTTCTTACTGTGATTGTCCATCGGGGTCAGGTCAAGGCGGCGATTGTATTCGTCCTTGTCTTCATTGATGTAGCGCGTCAGGTATGCGCCATCGCGGTAATCTTCGCCACCCATGTAGCTGCGTAAATAGAACTCCCAGCGATACTTGTTGTTATCATATTGCGGGTGCGTGTATTCTAAATCTTTGCTGTAAGCCATTAACTCCACCGTCTAGGTTGTTCAACTATTCGCTCTGTGCGTACTGGGAATAGGTATTCTACCAGATAGCCGAGAGCATCATTCATGTGGTCAAATCCGTCCTTATTAGGAACGCTTGTACCTTCTTTGTAGGTCTGGCGTTCTAAGGATTCGATTGTCTGTTTACACTTGGGGTCTATCAACAACTTCCGCTGACCATCGCTTGATAGTAGTCTGGAGTTGACCGCATTTATTCTGTCTCGAACCAGTGCGTGTCTGGTCTTAGCCTTAACCTCAAAACCTGCGTTTTGAAGAATGCTTAAATCTGTCCGCCCACCTGCGCTCGTCTTTCTCTGGCGTGAAGCTGGGTCGGGGTAGATGATAACACGTTTGTCAGGGTAGCGCGTTCGCAATTCCTGCGCCATCTCATCAGTGTTGCTGCCCCACATAACAACCTCGTCAATCGCCAGCAGCGTGTCGTGGTGTCGGACACAAACAACCGCACTCATTGGGTCAAGGTTAAAGTCCATTCCAACGTGCAGCGTATGGTGGTCTGCCTCTATCTTGCCAACCGATTCTTCTCGACTAAAGCCGTAGTAGATAATGCCGCTGTAGTTTACAAACTGCGCGTTATATTCCTGATTAAAGGTGCGCTCGTCTAGGTCTTGCTGGGCTTGCTCTATCTCTGTCTGCGGTACGTTGCCGCCTTGGATAGTGGTGTACTGAAAGCTCTGCCAATCATCTGCTCCATCCAATCCCTTGGCGTACAGGTCATAGAAATGGTTGCGACCTTTAGGCGTACCGATAAACAGAGCAGAGCCTAGCCTGTCAGATAGGGATGGCCTGATAACCTCATACCAAGCCTCTGGGCGCATATCTGCAAACTCGTCAAGGACAACAAAGTCCAAAGCTCGTCCGCGCAGGTTGTTAGGCTTCTCTGCTCCCTTAAGGCTAATAGTGCTGCCGTTAATCAAACGCATCGTCAGGCTGCTTTCGTTTGTCTTGGTTAGGTACTCAGGGGGAATGGTCTGGATAAGCATATCCCAAGCAATCTCCTTAGCAGAGCCGTAGGTCGGTGCTACATACCAACAGTTCTTATCCTTACCAGATATGGCTGCTCGCAGTATCTCCCCAGTGCTAAGGAATGTCTTGCCGAATCGTCGCCCAGCAACAACAGCGCGGAAACGGCTATCACTACAGAAGATTTCACTCTGCGGCAGGGTCAGTTGCACGACTGTCCACCACGATATTGATAGGGGGTATTTCCTGCACTTCTGCCTCTACTTCTCTCCAGCCACCTTGTGTCTTTAGGTAAAAGATATTCGCCGTTACATTGCCATCCTGAGCCAATTGGACAAGGTTGCTGCCCATGTTTGCAATCTGTTTGCATCTGCCCTTTTTATAAGCGGTAGAAACTTCAGGCTGTCGCTTCTCTACTTCTCGCAATGTCTTTTCGCTTATGTCGAAATAGTCAGCTATCTGGCCTTTTGTTAAGACAGCAGCCAACGCCTGAATCTCAATTACTTGGTCAGGGGTAAAGACTACAGGGGGTCTGCCACCACCCTCGCCTTGGTTTCCATTTTTCATCTAGGGAGTTATACCTCAGTGCCAAAGGCAGCGCGTATATTCATTATGGGGTTATGTAACATAACATCTTGCTCATCAGGCGGTAAACCATTAACTCTGCAATCAACGGCATCGCACCAAAAGCGCAGGGCAGTGATAACAGGTTGGGCTGCTGATGGGTTGTCGATAAGGCTCTGGGTAATGCTATCGACCTTAGACAGTAAATCGTGCCATCCGTTTTCTTCGCATTCAATAATACGGCTAACAATATTCAACTGGTGCATATTAACCTCTAGGCTAACAGTTTGGTTGTGCCGTTATTGTAAACGCTGTCTACTTTTTGTGCAATCTAAGGTCTTGGATAGCCACTAGAATAAGGGCTGAGAGGATAAAGCCTATCATATACAACATCACGCGAGTCTCTGGTTGGTAAATTCCCGGGCATTGTAAAGGCTATCAGATATGATTAGAAATGATGTTTTAGCATGGGTGGTATATCACTAAAGATATAGTGCCGCGTTGTGACTACAGGGGCGGCAAACCTGCTTCAAGGGGTAGGAGGGGGAACCCTAGTCGATAATAATTATAGTCAGGGCTAGTAATATGGCAAGCCCATTGCTTACAGGTACACCACAAAGCCAGTCGCGTATTCTCTCATAAGGCTCGTCACCTAACAGCTGATACAACCTCTCCTCAACAGCCCACTCAATTCTTTTGCCAAGGCTTTTCTTTTTACCAAGGCTTTTGTCTGCTGTTGCGTTAGCGTCTGCAATCATGGCTTCAACTTCTTCTTTGCTTACTGGCATCGTGTAGTCCCCCATGAATCAGTCTTGCAGCTTGTGCCATCACTATAGCGGGTAGTTCCCCAAGCGTCTGTCTTAGACGTTGTGCCATCGTTAAATCGGGTAGTTCCCCAGCTATCGGTTTTCCAGCTAGAACCATCAGAGCCGCGCGTAGTACCCCACGAGTCTGTCTTGTAGGTTGTGCCAGTGCGTGAGTCTCTAATAGTACCCCAGCTATCTTTTGTAAGCGTTCCGCTAGTGCCGCCGCAGTTGTAGCGCGTGTTGCCCCAGCTATCGGTTTTAGATGTGCAAGTAGCGTTTGCTCCCGCAGATAGTGCGCTTACAGTCAGCGCGATTAGTGCGTACTTTTTCATCTTTTCCACTCCTTCAGTTAGTTTATGCGTCTATTAATCCAATATATTTTTCGTTTAGGTCATACCCTGCATCTTCCAGAAACTCTTGGAAAGTTGATATGGCTTCTTCTAAGCTCACGCGGTCTTGGTTAATCTCAACAGTAACGCCGCGTTCACCATCAGTAAAAGTTAATTTAGTCATTATTTCACCTTTTTAATCTGCGCTTTTCTAGCTTTACGCTTGCGCCACTCTTCATTTTCTTTGTAGGTGTGCTTTACTCCAGCAAACACCAGCCCGATAATACCCGCAGTTATGCAAGCAGTAATTAAATATTCCATTAGCACACCCCTTGTAAGCAATCATTGTAGCTCATAGTTGAAGCGATGCAGTACAGCACAAACAATGCTAAACCACACACCATGAATTGACGACTTTGTGCGCGGCGTTCCTTTGCCACGCGGTCTCTTGCATACTTGTAATCATAGTTAATCATTATTCGCCTCTCCCATATCCCGCAAATGGTTCTGCTTCCATGTGTTCCTCACAAAACAGGTCTGCAACTCTTTCCCTCAAAGAGCATTCCAGCTCTAGGTAAATCGCACCCTTTAGTAACTGACTAGCCTCATCAGTGCCTTTGGCGTAAAGCAGGTCGAGAAACTCAATCTGCGATTTGATGCCAATTATACAGACAGGCAAGTAGTCATCCATCCAGCTGGGGTAAGCCAACAACCACTCGTAACAAAGCAAATCTTTATGCTCATCTGATAGGTCGATTATGTCGCCATCCCAGTTTTTGTATTCTTCATTAAAATCTTCAATTAGAGATAATATTTCTTGTTTCATTTGCTACCCCTCCAAGGGATGCCCCCGAAGGGGCGTTTAGATTAGCGTGACAGTGCAACTGTGCAGTTGTAGCTGCTTCCGATTTCAAACATTACTTCGTTTGACTCGGCTGGGCTGTCTGCGTACAAATCGACCAGAATCTTTAAGCCGTAGTAATCGACTGAGCCGTCTTTTTCCATCATAGAATTAGCGCGTTTTGTAGCATAAGTGAGTAGTGAATTGTTCATCTGTGTAACCCTTTGTTTTTTGAATGTGTGTGTATAGTGCCTGACGTTTACGAAAGTGTCAACACTTTATTTCACCAATGCGCCATTCTTCTACTTTTATCTGTTCTTTAAGGTCGCGTGCAAACTGTATGACCTCCTCGCGGTCAAACTTTGGCGAAGCTCTCCATGCCATGCGCTCCATCGCTTTAACCCTGCGCTCACCATGCTGGTCAACCATCCACTGCCTGTAGCGCAAAACGTAGTGCGCCTGTTTCATGCCCCATAGGTTGCAGCTGGGACACTGCACATTCAGGTTTGGTTTATATAGCTTGAATATGGTTCTGCCTCTAGGGATAAAGTGACCGCCTTGCATATTCTTGTAGTGGTCTACCTTGCCGCAGGTAACGCATTGGCAATAGCCATGCTCGTCTGCTGCCTCTAACCTTACAAGCCGCTGCAAGAGCTTGGCTGCCTTCTCCATCTCCTGCGCGACTGTGGTTTTCTTTCTACCTTTCTTCGCCATATTCCAACTCTAGTAATAGCTCGCAATAGTGAATCGCTTTCCTAATATCCTCAGCACCGTTTTTACTACCATGCCTTGTGATGTATTTAACCACGTTGCCCTCGCAGTAGTCTAAGCTGTTTTTGTAGATGTACTCGATGGGCTGAATAGCCAGCTGGTAATGGCTGCCACCAGTCTGTTTACTTAGTGCGCTCAATGTTCCGTCTCCTCAGTAGATAAATCAATTTCATCAGGTATGTTAAGGTCGCAGCTAGGACATAAACCATAAGCAGAATCATCATCGCCAAGCCAATAAGTAAGAGGCTGTTCACATTCCTCGCAATAGACTCTAACCAGTTTAATAGACCTCTTAGGAAAATTAACAACTTTACTCACCCCTCCACCTTTATTTTTACCCGCGAATCTTCACCGCTGTCTTTGTGGTAAACCACTGCTGTCATGGAACGCTCTGCACCGTAGCCTGAGTCACTATGCCATTGGTCGGTAGCAGTAAGGCTGCCCCAGTGTTCAAAGTGCATTGAACCCACCTCTCTAGCTGTGTGGTGATGTATGTGTCCAAGGTGGCAATAGCGGTTCTTTGACTCTGCCCATTCGTCATCAAGGTTCTTAATCACTGTCTGTAGAATCTGCTCATGCTTTATGCGGTCGCCATGGTGGAACACGAATAGATTATTGTGCCACTGGTAGGATATAAACTTGCTGTAGTTCTGGACAATCTCAACCCTTGGCTCTTTGCTGTATAGCAGCTCTAGGCAGCTCGACAAGTGGCAAGCCATATCGTAGTCGTGGTTGCCCCTAACATTAACCACAACTACTTTCTCATGGGTCTGTAGCATCTTGTCTATCAGGATGTTAAATAGCCTGCCTGCCAGCTTAAAGGTCTTGCCAATGCGTGTGTCTACGTCTACTGGCGTTCCTTTGGTTGTCGTGTTAAAACTACTATCAGCGTGAAAGAAATCACCCACGTTAAGCAATCCGCCTGTTTTGGCATTACCTACGCGGTTGGCTAGTCGGTCGGTGGCATCAATCAGAATCTCAGTGGCAATTTTTATATCCCAGTCGTCATCATCAACTTTAGATTCGCTGTCAGCCAGCATCCCAAAGTGGTGGTCGCCAATCATATACATGGCAAGGTAATCATCAGACACTTCTACAGGTGCAGGTGCTGGGTCTTTAAAGCCATCTAAATCTTCTTTTACGCCCTCAATCATTAGGTCTAGGCGTTCTTTAAGGCTTTGCTTTTGCGGCTCTTGAATCACCCATTGCAGAGCTACAGAGCCATCTTCTTTATATGCTGTGGATACGCGCTTGGCATCAAAGCCTTCGGCGGTTTGGTGTACTAGGTCGCGGTGCGGTGCGACTCCTTTGGCTGCGGCATATCCCTCAACTCGCTTTACAGTTTTATCCAACCCACGCCTGTTAATCCCCAGCGCCTCGGCTGCTTTAGTGTTAGAGCCATGCTCAATAACTGCATTCAAAACTCTGGTCTGTGATTCGCTTCTTGCAAACTCTAATAAACTGCGGGGGTCAATCCTGTCCATTATTTCACCTGTTGTAGTTGTAGTTTCCTGTATTCGCTTTCTGGGTCAATCTGTAAAGTGTAACCAACATCAAAAGCCCAGCTATGCACCTCGGTTAAAAAGTGGTGCATCTCGCCAGTGTCCAGATTGCTAGTGTGCCGCAACTGGTTCTCTATGACGGTCTTGCCAACCTTAATTGATTCTGTGCCTAGAAACTTCTGCTTTAATAGTAGTTTAACATTTTCGGGGGTGTAAGTAGGGTCGCGCTTAATAACCCATGCGGATAGCTCTCTGCACCAAGCATGGAACATAGCGTTTTGCGATGTTGTTCGGGGGTTGCGGTAAGGCTTTAAGGTGATAGCGCAGGGCTTCGAGTAGTCCCAAACCTTCAGGCGGTCAGCAATGTATCCAAGCCGAACTTCTATCTCCTCGGCTCGGAACACCTTTACTGTATCGCCTTGGCTCAAACTAAAGCCCTAGCAAGCCATTGTTGGCTCATTATGGTTTCTGCTGATTCTAGCCTTGTCTCAAACGGCTTATCTGCATCGTTGTTATAAGCTGCCTTAGCAACTCGCAGGTCATAGTCAGTGATAATCTTGCAAGCCTTTGCGCGTAGTCTGCTGTGCAAGGTCTTTGAGTTAATACCTGCTACCTGTGCCATGTGCGGCAGTGTGTATTTCTCGCCATTTTTTAGCCCGCCTTTCTTGCCAGCGAACAAATATTTCTTTGGCGTTTTTCCTGCATCTCTGCGTCTGTCGTTATGCATACTTTAGCTCTCCTGTTCCATCGTAATAATAACCATGGCTTGCAAGATAATGCTGCTTCTGGGCTTCACGCTCTGCACCTTGTAGCCAGCTAATGTCGGTTATGCCCATCATAATAGACCTGCCCCTGATGGTTTGATTTTTCAACTGTTCGCTTGATTGGTTTGCGTGTATCTGAGCATAAGGCGATACACCGCCTGTCTTCTTGGTTCTAGATAACCAGCTATTAATGAACTTAGGCATTCCAACTTTTGTCTTGCGCTTTGACTTGTTTGCAAATAGCCACATACGCATCGCTTCTAGCTCGTCCCTAACCATTTCATCGCCGTAGCTTTTAATCAGCTCGTCATACAGGTCATCAGGTAAAGCGTATTCTTCGCCAGTTTTTAAGAGCATGGCAGACTCCAGCGGGCAATAGTACATTCCTCGTCAAACCTGTTTTTAACAGTGACGTTTTCTTTTATCAGGTGATGACCATCGCGCTTTAGGTTATAAACTACAGCGGATATTCTGGTAATGCCTAGCTCATGGAAAGCGTCTAGGCTTGTAATGGTGTTACCACTTCTCAGGTAATCGAGTACACGTTGCTTCTGGTTCATCTTCTTAACTCCTTTGGTTTCCGCTAAAGCGCAAACACGTTTCTTTGAATGGATTGATTTTTAACTTTATTTTCTTTGAGATACTTTAACCCTTTTTACTTGTCACCAAGTAAATTTTTAAGATAAGAGGGCTAAAGCAACTCCTCGGTAAATTCGTTATCGTATCGAATATTTAATCTATCCTTTAGCCAGTACCGACTGGCTTTAGGGGCTATATCAAGAGGGTCAACTTGGTCTTTGGGGTTTAATTTAAAATGGTTCCCCAACCTCTAGCCCGATAACTTTTTTCAGTATTATCTATATCAACCTGTTTGTAAACACAAAACAGGAACTATTTTCCTAGCGTTAAAAAATCCGCTATCTCTACACCCAGCACGTTGCAGATGTTTTGCATGGTGTGCAGCTTCATGTTTGGCTGCGCTCTCCAGCGTATAACCTGCTGTGGGCTTGTCTTAGCGATTCTGGATAACTCTGCGTTAGATATACCTGCGTTAGCTTGCGCGGCTCTAACGGCCTTTCCTGCGTCTATAAGTTGCATATTATAATTCCACCTGTGGTATATTGTTATTGACCGACTAGCGTTGGTCTTTCTCCTGTTGGTTGCCCCCCTCGCGGGGGGCATTTAACTCTTAAAACGGTATATCTTCATCGAACTCAGCAGTATTAGACTGCACTGCTTTCTGTGCTTGCGCCATGCCTTGCTGCTGGGCTTCATCTTTTGCGCTGAACTTCAGGCTCATATACTTGGTGCCTGTCTTGCTGGTATTAACCCAGCCGCTAACCCAGTATTCTTTGCCGTCAATTAGTGCGCTACCTTTGCGGTCAGGGTGTGTCTCCGACTCTTTCTTGTCGTTCACAAACATCGCGCCGCTGTTATCTTTCTGCTCGTATGTACTCATTTTATTCTCCAGTTATTGTGCTGTTCTAAATTCGGGGGTCTTCATTGTGGCGCGTTCTTGGGTAGTAAATACGCCGCCTTTGCTTGGTGCTTTCCAGAGTAGCTGTTTCTCTGTGTCGCTTAACTCTTTCCATGCTTCGTTAGCTGTGGACAGGTCGCCAGTTGCCAGACCGTCTTTGATTGCCTTAACGCTTGGCATCAGGTCGATAATGGAATCTTCGTAGCTTTCCTGCTCGGCCTGCTTAACTGCCTTGTCGCTTCTCAGCATTGCCGCTTCTGCGTCATCATCTACCTGTGGAATACCTGCCATAGCCGCTAGGCCGTAACGTCTTGCGTAGGTAATACAAGAGCCGCCAGCTTGCGGGTCGCGCTTAACCATTGGCAGTAGAAACTCTTGCTCTAACCATTGCCCAGATGTGTGCATCAGTCTGGTTGCTACGCCCACACTGTTCTCGGTACTAACTGGAAACTGCACATAGCTCAGGCCATTAGATGCAAACGGCTCTTTGACCACCTGCATAACGTCTGACAGGTTCGCATATTTGGATTTAAAGAAAGGGTTGCCAGTGCCTTTAACGGCACCCCCCATGACGGCCTGCGCTTTGCATAAAGCTGTAGCCAGTTCGTTAATTGATTCGCTTGAAAACATACTATCTCCTATTGTTGGATGGTGATTATACTAAAAAGTTAATTGTGCGGTAACACTTTTGTCAGGGTCTGCGCAGTTAGCAGACTCGCATTCCCCCTGAGCGTAAAGTGCGGCATATGCGTGGTAGTATTCTTCTGGCATATCTTCGCGGCATGGATTGTGCATGGCGTAGTCTTTCTCTGCCAGCTCGTAAAAGTAATTATTAAAATCTGCGGTAAACATAAAGCCTCCTATTGCTCTGTTCGCTTAACAAACAACTCAACAGCATCTTCAATCTTCATGCCGTTGGTGGTTATCTCTTTGACTTCATCGCCTGACATATCGGCCTTTGGAAATACGATTCTCCATCGCTCTAGCATCCCTCGGCGCAAATACCCTGCGGTCTTTTTGTTTAGAACTGACACAACCGCGCCTGAGCCTACTCGCTCAATCTTGAAGGTGTCGCCCTTGCTGTTTTTCTTGGTGTGCATACTGCCTCCTGAATGCCCCCGAAGGGGCGTTTGAATTAAGCCTGCTTAACAAGTGTGTCGCGTAAAATGTTCAGCTCGATGATGGCAAACTCGCAACCTTTGATTCGGTCTTCGTCTTGGCGCTCTATGTTGCGCTGCAATGCTTCTTGCAAGTCAGTGATTTGAGCGTTGATTACTTCAGCGATATTTTCGATTTTCATGTTTTTGCCCTGCGTTGTTTTTTGAATGTGTGGCTATACTGCCTGACGTTTACATTTATGTCAACACTTTAGGCAATAAAAAGCCCAAATAAATGGGCTTCCGGACAATTTGTTGTGATTTTGTCCGTTAATATGACCAGATAGCAGGGCAGGTGAAGCCATCTTCTTCAGTGCAGCCATCAAGGTGAATAAATCTAGTGCGTCCCTTTTGCTTAACGCCAATCCGTTGTATGCCATGCTTCTGAGCCACCCTTATCACTTCTAATGCTTGTTCTCCAGAAACAAGTATATCGACCGCCTTACCAGTTGAATGCGCTCCTGCCTTCTCTTTGCGCTGTTCTATGGGGTGTTGTGGGCTGCGGTATGCGCTGCTGATTGGAAAGCCAAAGCCGCACTCTTTCCGTATCTTAATTAGCAGCTTAACAAAGTCTGCGTCCATACCGTTCTCGCCGCTGTGCTTGCAGGCCAGTTCCTTATCTGTGAAATAAACTACTTTCTTTTTAGCTGTCATTTCTTAATCCTCTCAAATGTTCTTAGACCGCCTAAGCCTAGCATACCCATCAGAACC